TTTTTACAATTTATAAGTTTTTCAGTTCCTATACATTTATCTATGCTTTCACAATTACAATCCATTATTTTTTTGTTTTATAAATTCTAAAATTATATCTATTTTCTTTTTCATTTCTTCAATGTTATCGGCTGCTCTTTCGTGATGTCGGCTAAATTGATTTTTTACCTCATAAAGAGAAAAAACAAGAAAACGATAAAGTGCATACAAAGCACCCAATAATAAAACTAAAGGCAACCCATAACCTTCTATTAATTGTAGTATCTGCTCCATTATCTTCCTTGTTTATTATAAGGCTTTAAATATTGTGAGCTTCCTTTGGTTTTACTTTTATTTTTTGAGTGTATACCCTTTCTCTTTTTTTTAGGCTTAGCTCTAAAATTACTTGATATTAACTTAGCCATTTTTTTTACGGTTTTTAATTAGCTTGTCAGCAGTATAGATTATGGATAAAATCAATAGAACTATTTTTAAAAGCATTTCTACTTGAGTGAAACTAATGGCTAATGTAGTTATGTTTAGTGTTAGAACGTCTGAACATTCTTTTAATAAAGTTTTCATTTTTCTAGTTCTTCTATTTTATCAATAATTAATTTTAATACTACTACTACACTTTCATAGTCTCCAGAAAGCATAGCATCCTCAATATCTATTTTCAGTTTTTCTAAATCTTCTTTTATCATAATATGTTATTATCATTATGTATCGTTTTTAATACTATTGTATAGCTTATCCTAGTATTACCACTGTTGTCAGTGACACTATTAAAAGCTGGCAATATAATATCCCCTTTTGAAAGTAAATGACTTCTAGTTAAATCCTCAGCCTTGACTACTCTTTGAGAATAGCTAGAGCCTGGACCAGCACTAATATCAGCAGCAGCGTAAGCTCTTAAAGTAAAGTCTTTTGTTTGTGAATTTGTAACTGCATTATAATCTGGAGTTCCACAAAATAAACCTACAGCAGTTTGATAGTTACCGACTCTAAAAATAGATGCTCTAAAACCAATTAAAATACAGTCATAGGGCATAACAATTCCAACTGCTTGAATTGCTTGTGTAATACCAGTAATTTCTGATGTGTCTACCGTTGTGCCAGTATCTGTTGTTGTAGTATTCCAAGTGTGGTTAGATATACCAGCAGAACTAAAAGTTTTCCATTCTGCTTGTGTTGCTGATTGACTTGAAAAACTAATATATTGTAAGCTAGTATGTTTTCTTTGAAAAGCTACATCTTTAGATTGTATGATAACACTTCCAATTGGAATGTTTGTGTCAAATGTTACAGAATTAAAACTGCATCTTGCAACCGATTTATCTAAGTTTGCACTTAGTGTTAAATCGTATGACCTTCCAGTTCCTTTATGAATTAACTTAACTACATCACCACTTAACGCCATTGTTTGATATACTGGAGAAATAGTTAAACTAGTAGTCGCTCCTCCTTCTGATGCTTCAGAAACAGTAGCCAAAACTTTATTGTTGAGATATTGTTGAAGTGACATTTACCAGCTATTAGTTGATGATGAGTTATTAGTATTATTGTTTAGACTTAATGCTTCTAAACTATCTGTTAATGTTGGTGCGCTTGTATTAATTTCATACCATTCCCCTTGCCAAGTGTCTTTATTAGCTATAAATGTACATTGATAGGGAATATATAATTTATTATCTAACACAATACCATTGTTAAATTTATATCCAGAAGATGTTACATTGTGTGTTAGTATTTTTAGACTTCCGTTAAATATAGTTGCTCCATTATGCTGTCCTATCATTATTTGATTTAGTAATAATTGACTTATCTTTTTTCCAGTTCCAGTACCATAAGCAACCCACGTTGCAACGTTTCCATTATCATAACTTCCAGCACTATGGTCAAAATAAGATATAGCTCCTTGAGCTGATAATGGTCCAGTTCCAATCAAAACTTCACCGACCTCATAAATAGCACCATTTGAAATATTTTGAGTAGTTCTAAAAAATTGTTTACTTGTTGCTTCTCCATTTATATATGCTTGTATCAGTTGGTCCTCTGCACTTTCTGGAGCTGAGAAAATGTATATTTTTTGTTGGTCTGCTGGTGTTGTGATTTGTGTACCAGTAGTAGGCTCATCAGTAGTTCCATAGCCAGTATATATTTGAGCATAACACTCAAAAAATAAATCTCCAGCGAATGGCACTTCTTCAGTTTCAAAATCTAATACAAAAAAGTTTGCTGGTGCTGGAACGTATCCCATAAAAGTATAAGGAACATTATAACCTGGAGCGTTACCAAAAAGAGCATTTGAAGTCCAAGCTGCTGCCCCTCCAATAGTATAGGTAGAACGAGCATATACAGTAGAGCTAGTGCCAACTAATTTAAACCTATGGTAAAAAAGAATAGAACCTAAACCAGAAAAGATACTATTATATTGTCCTGGCGTTCCATCAAATGCCCTATTAAATGTTCTTTTGAATCTTATAGTCTGACCATCTAGCTGAGTTATTTGTCCTAAATCAAAACTTATAAGAGGGGAACCATTTACCAAGTTTAAATCATTAACTCCGTAAATATCTCCATCAGTATTAAAACCATTTCCAACACTATGCCAACCATTCCAAGCAACTAAAGAATTATTTACTGCTGGGACAGTTGTATTACCACTAATTAAGTATCTATTGACATTAATAGGTACTAAGTCATAACTTCTGAACATCTCATAAGTCATATTAGCCTCTTTTAATATAGCTAATTCGTCAAAATCATTACCAGATAATCTTTGTATGTTTGTTCCATCTTCTGATTTGTTTTCTGTATAAGTACTATAATTGTTTGGAGTAAAAGTTGATCCATTGTTTGTTTTGAAATAGTCTCTAAATACTTGATTTGATGTTATCATTTCATCATAAGTATTAACTTGTATGAAAGTCCATTTCCCATTACTTAAAAACAATCTAGCTCCAAATACTTTACAAATATCATTCAATAAATTGAAAGCTGTTTTAGGTTTTCTTACTCCATTATCATCAATTGGAGCATAAGCTGCAGCTAGAAATCTTGATATATTAAGAGGGTCTCTAACATTAGTTCTAGATGCTGGGTATGGTGTCCAATCTACAACCGTTCTTATAAAAACGTCAGTTGAACCCCAGTTGTTTTCAGTATCAACATCAACAGTTAAAGAATTGAATACATATCTATAGCAAGTATAATAATCACTAAAACTATAAGCAATATCATTATTAAATGGTATATTATCTAAAGCACCTAAACCACATATTGCAGTTAATTTTATTTCTCTAGGTAAAGATATATCTTGTTCAGCGTTTATATCGTTTAAAAAATTACCAGCCCAGAATAAATAGTAGGTAGAATCATTTGCTGAATTTTCTATCTTTAGTTGCCATCTTTTATAGTCGCTACCTCTAATAGCGTTTATTATACCATTGATGTTTACTGGGTTGCCATTACCAGAATTATCATCTATATAAAATCCTATGCTAACTTTTGATGGTATTAATCCAGTAAATCGGTCATCATCATTGGTTTCATAAGTTAATTTAAAACCCTCATCGTTAGCAAATACATCATCATATAATGTAGATGTTGAGCTTTGAGTGTCAATGATTGTAATTCTGTAATAAGTACCTCTATCACTTCTAAACTTATATTGTATTCTATTATCTATTGCCATTAATAACCTCTTGTTCTAGTTCTGTTATTTCTTGCTCTATCTGAACTTAATAAAATATCTTGTCCGCTTATTGTTCCAAATACTTGAACAGCTCCACCTCCATTAACACCAATCATAGATTTTAATTTATCTAATGGAGCTATGACCTCTGGATTGCTGATTGATGTTCCAGGTCCTTCTCCAACCATAGCTAAAGTTGCTCCAGTAACCATCCCACCATCAGCAAAAGCTGGTAATGGAGTAGATGCAATAGTTGCTATCTGTGCTGCTCCTAAAGCACCAGTAGCAATAGCTAAAGGTATATTAGGTAAAGATTTAACTACAGCAGCAGCCACGTTTACAACTGCTTCCATAAGAGCAAGAGCTTTTACTCTCCTTGCTCTTTTCTTTTCTAACTCGGCTTTCTTCTTTTCAAACTTTTTGTCACTTTCTAATATTCTTTCATTTTTCTCCTCCTCACTTATAGCCATAGCCTCTATATTAGCTAGTTCTGTTTCTCTAACCATTTCCAATTCAGTTAGCTGCTTTTGGTGCATTTGACCAAATAAATCTCCAACCTTTCCTATTATATTGGTTATCTCTGAAAAGGTATTCATTAAGGTTTCTGAAAACTCTTCTACAAATCTATTGAAAGCATCATTAAAGCTTTCAAGACCATCTGGTTCTATTGCTGCTACAGCTTGTAGTTTTTTAGGAATGTCTCCAAATCCTTTTTCTTGTGCTAGTGGTCCAACCTTTTTACCAGTTATAGTTGTTCTACTTGGTGGAGCTTCTCCTCCTTGTTGTGTATTATTTAGATTTTGTAGAGCTGTAATTAATTTATCTACTGCATCCTTATTAGCATCTATCTCCTTAGTTGAGTCTTTTAGCTTTTTTTCTTGCTCGTCTAATGATTCTCCAACCTCATCTATTACTGCAAAGTAAGCTTGATATTTAGGAGATATTGCACTCAATGCTCCTAGCACTACTTTAGCTATAAACTTACCAACCTTACCCATCTGTAAAGCCGTTTTAATAAACTTCTCTGTGTCTAGTATAGCAAACCCCATTATACCAACTAAAGCCGTTACAGCCGTTCCTAGCAATACAAATGGATTAGTCATAGCAACAGCAGTAAGTATTCTCATATTCTTAATAATACTAGCAATTGCTATACTAAATTTACCAAGTACTAAAAGTAGTGGACCAATAATAGCAGCATACTTAGCAAACTGCACTATATTTTCTTTTTGTTCTGTTGTTAGATTGCTTATAGCAGTAGCAAAATTTTGTAGCTTGACAACCATTCTAGTAGCTAATGGCAATAATATCTTACCAAATTGCTCTCCTAGTTGTTTCATAGATTCTTGCAATACTCTAAATTGATTAGCAAAACCATCACTAGTTCTAGCAAAATCTCCTTGAGCATTAGCAGTAGACTCCATAATAAAAGAATATCTCAAAGCTACTTTTTGTGCTTGAGTCATACTCTTTATATTTCCATCCATTCCTTTACTTAAAGCAAACGATTTTAAGTTTGCTTCAGTCATTACTATACCAAGTTTTTTAAGGCTTTCTGTTTCTCCAGTAAATATACCAGCTAAAGCAGTTTGTGCTTGTTCTATTCCTATATTCTTGAACGATGCTAAATCTCCAGCTAGACCGACTAAAGAAGCAGACATCCCAGCAGCTTCATCTTGAGAAAGTCCCATAGCCGTAGCCATATCTCCAAATAGAGACGCCATCTCTAAAGCACTACCTTCAGCAATACCAAAAGACTTTAACGTAGTTTTAGCAAAGGCTTGAACGTCTGCTGAAGATTCTCCAAATGCTACATTAACTTTATTGAGTGATTCTTCAAAGTCTGAAGCTAACTTAACTGCTGCTGCACCTAAACCTAATATAGGTACAGTCACATTTTTAGTTAATGATTCTCCAGTCTTAGCAAAAGACTTACCCCACTTTTTCATAAAAGCAGAAGTCTTTCTCATTCGACTCATAAATTGCTTATCGTTAAGCGTTAACTTAATACTTAATGTTTTCTCAGCCATTGTCTTTATTTAGCAATTCGTATTTCTTTTTAATATATTCTGCTCTTTTCTTTTGTTTGTCGATGTCGGTCTTAACTTTCTTTTTCTCCCAATCAAACTTCATCAGCTTCTGTGGTGTTAGGTTTTGTCCCTTCTTTGTATGTGGCTGTAAATTAACACAAGCCAACCATCTAACTCGTTCCCACTCCCATTGTTGTTCTTTCTCTATTCTATCGTTTACGCCTTTCTGCATACACAGAAACTCGTGGAAAGTTAAACTCCAAAAGTCTTGAGGTAATAATCCTAAGCCATAAGCAATAGCTTCTAACTTATCCCAAGTTACTTCTTTTTCTTCGCCACTTTCTTCGTGGCTTTGTCGTTTCCCTCCGTTTCAAATTTAGCAGAAAATTGCTCTGCGAATACTTCTAACACTTTATTTAAAGCCTCAAAATCCTCGTCAAGCAAGTCAGCGACATCATCAACATTTAAAGAACATTCTTGACCACTCACCCTTGAGCCGTCTTTTATTCCGTTTAGGATTAGATAACAAGCATCATCTAAGCTCATACCCTCTCCTAGCTTATCTAAGTCAGCTAAACTTCTTCCAGTATCTTTACAGAATAATCTCAATGAGTTCATTCCAAATCTTACTGGGTAATCCGTTCCGTTTATTATAACTACTTCGTACATATCTTTGTTAGTTTAAGTTATTGCTAGTTGGGAGACGTGCCGTAGCACAATCCCCAACCAACAAAGAAATCAATTACACATCTGTTCTAGTCAAACTTCCACTGCCTTCTATCGAG